CAAGATTGGGTACACTCTGTCATAGCAAAAGCCGCTTCTTCGTTGGCCCTAACTGCTGTGTGGAAACTCAGTTATGCCATGAAAAGCGGCTTTTTGCCATAGTGCGGTGAGAAATCCGGGCTAGTACCTCGTTATCGATCTGCAGAATGCCTCCAGCTTGCGCCGGCCCTGGTGCGTTTAGCGTCAAGGAGGTGTCTCCCGGCCCTATGGCGTTGGCAAGCACGAAAACGGTGGCGCCCTGCAGTTCGTCCCAGTAATATGCCGTCAGCGTCGCTGCTGAGACCGTCTCGGTGTTGGTCAAGGTGCTGAATGAAATGCCGCTCAGGTCCAATGTCCCGCCGCTCTTTCCTGCACCCAGGCCGAAAAACGGAATCGGCGGCACGGCGCTATCGCTGAAGCCACTCCCACCGATCTGCCACCGTGTCACCGTCGATAGCACCGGTGGGCACTCAATGTTCGCCGCATTCGCCGAACGCCCCGTCACCTGAACCGTTTCACCGCCTTGATTGGGAACGACGAGGCTCACCGGGCTACTCTTCGCCGTTCCGCCAAGGTGCCAGCTCGCCTCAGCCACCACAAAGTAGCTCGTCACGTCCGGCGGCACTACCCACGCTCTCGTCAGGGTAAGCGTCGTCGCGTCGTTGCTGGCTATCGGCGTTTCCTGTCCGGCACCCGTCCCTCGCGTTATCCGCACCGTCATACCTTGGTAACAGTTCGTCCTCATCTCCAGGCTCCCGTTGCCAACGGTCGTCAACGAGAAACTGCTGGCCGCCACCTCCGGCTGGAGTTCGATGCGCCAATAGAAATTGGCGTGGTCGAAGTTCCGATCTGGCGGAGCGATCAATTCCGGGTAAGCGCCGGAATCAGTGAAAGTCGCTGCAATCGTTTGACTCGATGCAATTCGCAGCAAATCTGCCGGTGTCGTCCCACGATAGACGTTGAACGTGGTTGTCCCTCGGGGAAAGCTCAGCCCCGTTAGCGTTACGGAGGCACCATCGCCTTCAATTGCCGCTGCAACAAGAAACGAGAGAGTGCCTTCAACTCCCGACGGGTCCACGCCGGAAACCGCGTAGTACAGCACCTGGTCTGCGCTGAGCGTGCCACCCGTTCCAATCGTCGGGGCCAAGCTGATTAGTGGCACGCCAAGTCCAGCGGCAGTCGCGGCCGCGGCCGCAAAGAAGCTCACGGCCACGCTGGTCTGTATCGTTCCGTCGCTGCTCGTGGTCTTCGTTTCGGCGATGCCGAATTGCACCAGTCCGTTCGCATCCAGTACGCTTCCTAGTAGCGGCCTCGGAATTCCAATCGCAGCGGTTTCCTGCTGGTTAGCCTCACCCGCCGAGCTGTTCTGCCCGTTCGAGTCCAGGTACCACGCGTCATCATGGATCTGAGCCGTGATTACGGCCGTGCGGTAGTTGGTCGATGGAGAAACCCTGAGGACTCGAAATGGCTGTCGAGTCAGGCCTTCCTTTTGATACGTGACTGTGATCAGATCTCCCGGTCTGATCCCGAATGCCATGATGCTTGTTTCGAACTGAATGTAGGTGTTACCCGATAGCGTTTTGTCCAGGTTGAACTTGAGCATTCTGGCTGCCTGGTCGTAATTGGGCAACCCAATCGCCATCAGCGTGGCCGTAACTTGTTGGCCAGTCAGGCTAACATCATCCGGATCTACGACAGTGTAGCTGTCTTGCTGATAACTGTTCATGGCATCTTGGAAGTCGATGCTTAACGAGTTCGGTGTATCCGCGATACTGCGTGACGAAACCACCACGCTCGGCTCTCCAGTCGATTTCCGTAAAATCCCAGAGACGCCGGTAGTCCCGTCGCCGAACTCGTATGCCGGCCATCCCCCATCCAGCGAATCGGTGCTGTTCGACCACGTGCTGTGCCCCGGCTGCTGCAACGCGATCGAGTTTTCGACATTCACCTGGAGCACGCCACCGCCACCATAAGTCAGGTATAGCCGAGAGGCAGTCCTAAGGCCGCGAATCACATCGCCGGCGCTGCGCCTTTTCTGCAGCACCAGGTTGCATCCGAATCTTGGGATGCTGATCGGGTTGCCGTTCAGGTCCGTCGAGTTGATTGGCCCGTCGCAATACGCCGCCGCCGGCGCCAAGCTGGAGTAGTCGATCTCGGAAGCCTGCCAGCCGCTTCGCCGCAGCATGTCGTGCAGAATCCACACCGGGTTGCTACTGAATTCCCGGCTGATCTGGTTTCCCTGCGCGTCGTACGTCGGAACTAGCAATCCTTGCGCTAGGATTTCAACCGAGGGCAGCGCGTTTCCGTTGCTGATCTGGTTTGGAACCACTACCGAAAGGTATGCCATGCCACCGTAGGGATCTCCCGCCGGCTGGCCGCTCGAGTTCACGAAATTGAAATCGAACGCGCCGTCTCGCGTCCCAAGCGTGGGAATGCTGTACCATCCGGTGCCGGTCATGTTTTGCCCGCTCACTCCAAGAGGCACTTGATAACCGTTCACCAGGACTGTCAGGACGCCTTGCATCGCACCGATCCCTAGGAGCACTTCCATCCGCGTCAGATTCCCGTCGTTGCGTGCAAAGACGACTGGCGGATAGTACCAAGCAGTGCCGTACACCATGGGAACATACTCGTTGTAACGTGCTTGATTCACGGCCACGGCGGAACTCGTCCAATCCTTGCCGTAGCCTCGCACTGTGATAACCGATGGGATATAGCTGATTCCGCCAAAGCGCGTATACATTCCGCGCGCCTGGCAGTCCGTCGAGGAATGACCGCACGATGCAAACGGCACGCCGCTGTTCAACTTTCCGCGGCCCTCCGGAAGGCCAGCCGAGTAACCGCATGGATAGTAAGTGGAATAGCTGCCCTTTGCGCCCCCGTCAATGGCTTCCTGCTGTTGAGCGGGCGTCGTCGGAAACGTCCAGGGGCACGAGCGCTGAATTCGTATCTCGGGCAGAGACACACGTTGCATACTCATCCGGTTCGTGGCCGTTACGCGGAGCGTCGCTTCCTTGATTTGGTCCGGAGGATTGCAGATTCCCTGAAACACTACTGCGGAGTCGGTCAGAGGCGTGTCGTTGGGTAAATCGTAGAATATGAAGCTGACTGTAATCGTCGCGCCCCTGAACCCGGTGCTTCGCTCGATCTCCGAGAAGTGGGAGTCTGCGTTGGCCAGCAGCAGTGTGATCGTCGGGCTTCCGTCGACGCCCTGGTCCGAAGCGGTCTGAATGTCGAACGCGCTATGCTGCATTACGCGAGCTGCATAGGACGTGCTTCCAACCGTGATGCCGTGGGTGCACCAGTGTTCGGTGTTTCCATTCGGCAGCACACAGTCGAAAATCACCAGTGGCGTATCGGTGATCGCGCTCCCCTTCAGGTCAGAGACTGTTTCCATAGAAGATGTTCACCGTTGCGGAGTTGTGATTCACGTCGGTGGATGTAGACGTGAATGCGTCGTCGCGGAAACGCGCTTCCTTACAGACCGCGCCCGTCGTTCCGGTCTTGTACGCGGACGGTGCCGGCTGCGCTTCCACTTGCGGCCCGAACACGCAGACTGTGGCGCCCGCCGGCAGTTGGATGCCGAACTCGATCACGGTGGCGGCATCGTCCCCCGTGCCGGCGATATGAATGCGACTCCACTGGGAACCCAGCGCGAACTGCGCCGACTGGCTTCCGAGCTGCAACTCCACCGCTACCGGTCGTGTGCTGAACGCATATGCGCTGAAGCAGTACCTGTAGGCAGTCGGCGCGTTCAGAGTCTGCTTCAGACTCTGCGCTTCCTGTCCCGCGTTTGCCAATTGCCAGGCGTTGCTGCCGCCCAGCGGGTCAGCCACGTTGCCCAATAGACTAAGAGACGGCCCAGCCACCCAAACAGCGTTCGTCGGTACCTCGCTCCAGGCGAGCAGGTTTGCTACTGGGTCGAGGAATGTGAAACTAGTTAGCGATCCTTCCATCTCTGTGAAGAATTGCCGCAGCGCTTCCATCTCTGTGTCGCTGAGATCGGTGTACTCCAATTGCCACCCGATGGTCTTCCCCGCCGGGTCCGCCAGCTTTACCGAGTTCCCGTCTGCCGCCACATTTGCGACAGTCCGCAGTCTCCGTTGCTTGACAATCGGGAACTGGCTCATCGCGCCGGTCACTAGCTGCGGATAGACACTCATGGCTACGCTCGATTCTCCTTTACTATCACCGAAGCGTTGCCGCGCATTTCATCCATTGAGGTAAGATTCAAGGTGTCTGAGGCGAAGCTACAGTCACTGTAGCTGTGGTTGTCCCACGGGTCCGTGAAGGCGAACTGGCCGAAGCTTCCTTGGTTCGATTCGAAGAAGTGCTCCAGCGCAACCATTTCCGTCTCGTCCAGGTCGCTCAGGCGGATCGTCCAGCGGTGTAGTGGTCCAGCGCAATCCCGGTACCGCTGCTCCGTGCCATCTACGAACCGCATCACCTGGTTCTGAAACGCGATTACTCTGGCCGCCGGGTACTGCATGACGGCGCTGGTTTTGAGAGTTGGGAATGTGGCCATGTCACAGATCGCCAATTACGTCGTTGATCGAGCTCATATTTAACATCGCGCTGCGCACTGCCTGCGCGATGTCGCTACTGCGATCCAGGATGGACTGCGCGTCCAGCGCCTGTATGTTCAGCGTCATCTGCGGCATCGCCGCACCGCCCTGCCCCACGTTGGCTCCGTTCCCCGGCGTTGAGGAGTCGCCGATTCCAGGCGAACTGGCCGGGGAACTACTCGTCACGGTCGATGTCGGCAGTGCCGTTTCTGCCAGTCGCGGCATCCCCAACTGATCGTAGTCGGCCGCGGCCAGCCCGCTCGGAGTATCCGCGCTTACGAAATCGATAGAAGAGGGCTGCTCGTATTTCTCGAGTTTCGGCGGCGCCGTGCTGCCTCCGCCGAACAATCCCATCAGCCCGCTTACCAGCGGAACGATCCCAAGCCCGCCTTCCATGAACGTCGTCAATGCCGATTCGATCGTGGCCCCAGTCCCGCCCGTACTCTGCGTGCTCTCCGCGCCTCCTGCCACGCTGGTGCCCATTGGCGTCGCCGAGTAACTTTGGTCGGCGTTGTCGTTCGCTAACCCGGACGCCTTACTCGAAACACTGGTCCGAGCTGTCGAGTAACTCTGGTTCACGCCTCCATCGTTCGTCAATCCGGCCGCCGCACTCAATGCGCTGGCCGACGTGTTCGAGTGGTTTTGGCTCGCGCCGCTGTCGGTCTTCAGGCTGGGCGCCTCGCTCGAAACGGCGGCCGGTCTCTCCGAAACAGTCGTACCGGCCGCCGCCTTGAAGAATCTAAGAAGCTGATCTTGCGTTGTGCTGCTCATACTTGGTTTCAGCCGCGAGTTCCTTTTCTAGAATGGCGAATGCTTCAACCTGTCGTGCCGTGAGTCGGTCTTCATTCATCAGCCCGAGCCGTTTTCGAATGAAGAACTCCTCCACTGTCGTTTGGCTTTCCGCCGTGATCAGGGATGTGGGGCACGTCCCTAGCCTCACTCCCCGGCGCGCCCACACGGGCGGCCCACCCTCGACGTTCGGCGCCGGCAGCCAGCCGCACCTACGCTTTGCCTCCAGGCCGGACTTCCGGCAAACGTCGCACCTCCACCCGGCCTGGTTGGAGAATTGAAAATGGAAGGCGACAATCAGTTTTTTCGTTCTTCTCCGCTTAGGCCCGTCTCGGCTTTGACGGCCGCCAGCGCTTCCCGAAACAGATCCTCGGGTCCGCTTTCCGCCAACACGGTGGGAGTGGCCACCGTGCCGTCCACTTCCAATCCGGCAATTTCCACCAGACCCCACATCAGGTACAGTCGGTTGACTTCGACCTGAACCAGCGTCGCATCCATCTTTTCGCCCGCCTTCTGGCCCGCTTCCAGAAACTCCATGCGCCGCGCCAGTTCCCGAATCTGCCGCATCAGTTCCACGCGCCGCGCAAAGGACATTCGCGCGATGCGAAACCTGACCCCCGGTGCTACTCGCGACTCCACTTCCCTCACACTCTCGTATGTCATGCTTATCCAAACGCAACCGCGAGTTCGTTGTCCACCGTGCCATGCGCTCGCGACGGCTTGAACACCCACTGCAGCCGGTTCGCGCTGTCATCGAATTGCGGAACCTCCGGGATCACCGTCTGCAAGTACACGCCCATCACTTGGCCCTGCGTCTGGCCGAGTTGGAACATCAGGCTGATGGGCGTCTGCTCACGCGCCGCCTGGTACAGCGCTGGTGTTGCGCTGTCGGCCTGGCTGTAGAGTCCGATCGATGCCTGCACGGATCTCTGTCCCGGCGAGATCGCCTGCGGAAGACTGAAACCGAATTCTCGTGACCGCGTTTCCAGCCCGTTCTTCAGCACCACCGCCGCTTCCGTAACCGTGAAGAACTGCGCTGGCGCCGTTCCCAACCACGCCTGCCCCAGATTGCCCGGCACGATCGAGTAATCGAATGCGCCAACCTCCGGCTCGACTGGGTAGCTCATCAAATCGCCCTGCCCCGCCGTGAAGCTCGCGCTGTCCAGCACGTCCTGCGCCAAGCCTCGGAACAGGAACTGGTGGAAATCGCCGTTGATTTGGATCTCCATCTGATCCAGTGCCGCGCCGCTCAGTATCCGCTGCACCGCACCCGCCGGTTCCCAGTAATCGAACACACTGGCGCTAGGCAACTCCGTCGCTGGCTGGTAGGTCACCGTCGCTCCGGTCGTGCTTCCGGTCGCCGGAGACGCTGTAAACGGCGCGTTGAGGTGAACCGTGTTTGCGTCCACCACCGCCGCCACAAACCGTATCTCTCCGCCGCTTGAGACCGCCTGGTTCACGCTCAGCCCGTGCGGAGCCGCAAAAGCCAGTGTTGTGTTCGAGTAAGATGCCACTACTCCTCCGTTGAAGAGTTGTGGCGCCGCGCCCAACGCTGCCTGGAACAACGGCCCGTAAGATGGACCTCCAACTGCTGACTGCCAGCTCGTCATGTACGTCTGCAGTTCGAATGTAGTATTACGTCGGCCGCCCGACGGCAGGCCGGGAAACGTTCTGCTCCCCGTCTTGTCTTTCCGGCTCTTGACCTCCGGCTGTTGCTGCACGGTCAGCTTGAGAGCCGGTATGCGATTACTTCCCGTGATCGACGCCACGGCGCCGTATCCGCTCTCCAGCGCCGTGTAGAAGCGATTTGCGTTTGAGGAAATGTACGAAGCCATCTTAGTTGATACTCACTCCTATCTCGAATGTCACCTTGGCCGTCTGCACGAGGTTTCTGCCACCGCTTTTGACGGCTCCGAATGCAACCTGATACCCACCCGCGTAGTACATCCCGTTTCCCCAGTCTCCACGACTGGCGTCCAGCGCCTGCATCACCGCGCTTGTGTATAACTCAAGGGTGTCCTGCAACCCTTCCAGCCGGTCCTGCGAGTGCCGTACTTCAATCGCCATCTGCGAGATCCCCGAGAAAGTCCGGAATTTCTCCACCAGTTGGTTCACGAGTTTCTCGCAGTAAACGTGCAGCGCCGGGTAGCGCACTGGCGTCGCCCGCTCCACGATGTCCAACGCCACGTTCTCAGCCATGATCTGCCCAGTACCAAGCGGCGCAATTGTCGTTGCACCACCGAGTGCCATCGCCTCCAGGCTGAGATTCACGCCCTTGGGCCCCGCCAGCAACTGTACGGTCTTGGCGGTCGCCGTGTTTCCTATCGTCTTGGCCATCAGCCCCTCTGTATGATCCGCGGCAGCGCCTGCACATAGTTCGGCGCTTGGCCGCACCCGGGCCTGCGTCCCGTCGCACTGATCCACACTGGCTGCACCCATGCCACGCCCACATCGAGCGGCGAGCTGTTCTGCAGCGTCATCCCATCCGGATCCGTGCCAACGTATACGTTCCAACCGGTGGCGTTGGCTGGAGCCGGGCCCAACAGTGCCGAGAACGAGCTGGATGCGGTCGCAATCGCCGCCGGACTCGCGCTCGCCCCTTCCTCGCCCACACGGTTCACCCAACTCGCCGTCGCGTAATAGATGTCGTCCGGCAGGCTCCCTGGCGCTGTCATCAACGCCGGCGTCATCGTCTGCGGAACGGGTATCGACACCATTCCGGTTCCGGCATCGATCAGCCGCTCCCGATACGAAACAGCCATCTCGTGGAACTGTTTGCTCTTGCCCTGGTAACGGTCGTTCAGTTGGCTGTTGTACGCGTCGGCATACACTAGTTCCAACGTTCGGTAGGCATGCCACAACTTGAGCGCCGTCGTAACCACCACGTCATTCAGCTTCGGCTGCACCACCGCCCACATCGGTCGTTCCGCGATGTCCGCACGCTTGAGCAGCGCATTCAGGTCCAGGCCGACTTCTTCGTAGGCCAGTTCCACCTTGCGCCTCACATCGATCGCTTCGGCGCTGGCTACGTTCAGCAACTGCGAGTCCAGCCCAGCCATGAATTCGATGCTCGATGGGTGTCCGTCCGTGAATAGTGCCATACTCCTATGCCTGGCTCTTGGCGCGCTTTCCCGCGTCCTGAATCCGGTTCCATTCCGCCATTGGCAGGAATGTCATTTGCACCTTGGCTGCCGCTGCGGCTTCGTCCGCCGCCTGTTTGGCGTGGGCACGTGCCTCGCGAAACTCGACCGCGTCCGCTTTCTTCGCCAACTGCGCCGCCCCTTCCACGATCAGCTTCGCTGCCAGCGCCGGCGTCACCTCGGTCAGTCTGCCCGCGGTGCCCCCGTCCGGCGTTTCGCAACTTTCGATCACCGGAAAGGGCTCGGCGATCTTCGCTTCCATGTCCCGTATCTTCTGGTAGTACGCTCTCAGATCCATTCCGCTCTCCTCGCATCGTATTGCGGGCCGCTCGCCCGGTTACTCCGGTCGCCGGCCCGCTTCGCGGCATTGCCGTACTAGGTGTTCACCTGCACGCCACAGGCATTGCGCAGCACGCCGCAGCCGTAGAGCACGTCCACCGTGAATTGCTGCGCCAGCGTGTTCGGCTGGTAGCTCATCACCACCCGTACGCCGAAGTTGCCCAGTTCCGCGTACTCCGCAATCGCGCCCGTCCCCGGGAGAGGTTGCGGCAGCCGGCGAACCACCAGGCCGATAGCGTCCCGCGTGAACGCCAGGTTGTGAGTAGTGACAGGGGCGCTTCCCGTTTTCGGCACGAACTGCGAGCGGAAAATATAGAAGTCTTTGTACTTGCCGATCGTCCCGTCAATCAATGCCGCCAGGCCGGCCGCGCCCGCCGTCTGGAACTCTTCGAACAGCGGAATCTGCCGCCATGCCGAGTAGGCCGCCGAATCCACCACGATGTACTTCGGCTCGTTCGGCGGCGCCTTGGCCAGGAACAGCGCCGTTTCCGCCGCGTCCACCGTGGCTTCCGTCAGCGCCACACCCGCCGTCCCTACCGCCGTGTTTGTCGTGAATCCCGCGTACAGGCCCAGCAGGCTCGTTTCGATGCTCTGCGCGATCGCTGCCACCGCCGGCTGCATGTAGATCTTCAGCAAGTCCGGCACCGCCAGTATCTTCGTTACGTCCGGAATCTGGAAAGTCGCCTCCGCGTGCGTGTTCAGTACGATCTGCGCATTGCCCAGACTCGGATTCTGCAGCGTTACCGTTCCGCCGGCCGCGATGTTGTTGGCCACTAGCGTCGGCGGGATCGGCACGTTGACCGTATCGCCCGCATTCGCCAGCACGGGTTCGTAATCGCGATTGACCAGGTTCCCCATCACCAGGTTTCCTACCAGCACCGGCAAAGCGTCCGCCGCCACCAGCTTCACAATCGCGTTTGCGACGTTACTATTTGTAATTGCTCCCATTCTCTCTCCTTGGTTTGTTGTTGCCGGCCCTGTCGGCCGGGCTTGTCACTACAGACCCTTTAGGGTCTGCGACGCCACGCGCACGATTTCCTCTCGTACCCGCCGCATGTCTTCCGCGCTCATGCCCGGCCGGATTCGGTCTAGCGTCACCGCCTCGCCTCCGCCCGCCGGGCTCTTCAGCATCCCTGCCATTCCGCTCCCCCCGGGTATGCGCGCTGGCAGAAACTCCGGATTCTCTCTTACAAACGTCGCCAGGTACTCGCGAGCCGGCACCTCGCCACTCTCGCCCCGCGCCACCAGCCGACCATCCTCGCTCCGCACGATGTCGTCCTGAACCGCTTTGACGGCCAGGTCCACCTTCGCCACACCCAGACGCTGCAGTTCCGCCCGCACCGCCGATGCGCGTTCTGCCTCCTCCGCCATCTTGCGGCTGCGTTTGTTCTCCTCCACCAGTTCGTTCACGCGGCGCTCCAGTTGCTCCCGCCGCCTGCGCTCTTCCTGCAACTCTGCCTTGTGCGCCGGTTCGGCTTTTGCCTGCTCGTTGTTCACGAACTCCTGGATCGCCTGCCTTACCACCGCTTGGACGTCGATTCCTTCCACTTCCATACACCCCTCTCCCCGAATCCCCTCGCAACTTACTCCGGTGTCGTCACCCGTGCCCGACCCAACCAGACAGCCAGCGTCTTCCGCCATCCTAGTCCGCCGCCTCTTCTATCTCTTCCGCCACTTGGCTCTTCACTTCCTGTCGTGCATCGGCCAGGTATTGGAACGCCAGCCGCTTGTAGATCTGCTTGGTTAGCGTCGGCGAGTGAACACCCAGGCTCAGCAGCTTCTGCGCATTGTCCAACTCCGTGCCGAAGTCGTTGATGTCGAACTCGTCCATTCCCGCAACATCGATCGAGACCTCGTCCTGTCGCGCCGCCGCCACCGCCCACAACACCTGCTTCATGCTGTCCCGGACCGTTGTCCCAAACGCGCCCAGCACTTCCGCCGTGGTTGCGAAGTCCAGTTGCTTACCCAGCGCCGACTGGTTGGCCGAGCTCGATGCCCCACCCATCGCTTGGTTGTTCAGGTAACACACCCGGTAGATTTCGTCTTTCATCTGCACTAGGTTGTCCGCCGCGATCTGGTAAACCTTCCCCTCCGGCTCCGTCCACCCGAACCGGTCTTCCGGTCCAAGTTGGATGTAGTACGACTCGCCTACGATCTGGTTCCACTCCCGTTCCGAGTAGATTACCGGCATCGCGAACAGCCCCATCGTCAGCGCCCACCCCAGCGCATTCGACTTATTGAAGTGTTCCAGCTGCAGCAGCGCGGCTCTGTTCATCAGCCACAGTCCCTCGCTCACCCGCATCTGGAACAGCGGCACCCGGCCCAAGGAAGCCAGCGCGTGCCGCCCCCCGTCGATTTTCTCGATCGGTTTCCCCTCGCCCGCCCTTCGGTGCACCTCGAAGGTTTCCCGGTCGTAATAGATCCAGCGCGTTTCCTCTTCCCACCTCGCGTCCGTCACTTTCGACTGCTGCAAACACGAGGTCCGGATCACCGCCCAGTCCAACCCGCCGTTCGGGTCGTAGTTCCAGTTGATGACTTCTTCCGCGCCGTACTCCGTCAGGTACGCCCGCGACGTCCCCGCCGCGTCTTCTTCCGCTCGCGTCAGTGCCGGCCCCGTCGTACGCGGGAAGTCCACGACCAGGTAGCTCGATCCGCACACCAGCGCCTCCACGAACTGCTTGCGGAAGAACTCGCTCAGGCTCGTACCTTTTAAGTCGCAGTCGTTCGACAGTAGACTGTAGAAGTTCTTCGCCCCTGCGTCGGTTCCTTCCAGCATTAGCTCCGGCTTGCGGTGCATCAGCGTAGCCGCGTACCAGTCCACGATTGAGCCGATGTAGTTCTGATAGAATACTCGGTTCAGCCGCTCCTGGTATACCTCGCTCGGCTCTTTGTGCCGCCGCAGCAGATACTCTGTCGCACGCGCCCGTAACTGGTCGCCCCCCAGGTACAGGTCCTGATAGCGTCTCCACGTCGACTTTCTCGCGATGTACTCCGGATGCTCCCGGTTGATCGTCTGCATGATTAGAACAATCGCTCCTGCTGCTCCCCGATTCTGGGAAGCACTCTGCATTCCTGCCATAACAGGTACCCCAACGCGTCCGACAAGTGCGTCCTCATTCGGTCCCTGTCTTTGTCGATCACCTTCGAATCGGCTTTGTAAGTCACCTGCTCCAGGTCCTTGATCAGTTCCTTGCACTTCGGGTCTACCAGCAGCCAGACGTCCCCCGCCGCCGATCGTAGCTTTGCATTCGTCAGGTTGACCCGTTCCCGCACGCTCGGGTTCGCCCTCGGAACGTGGTACTGGAGCTTCATCCCCGAATGCGCCAGAAAATACTGGCGAATCATCTCGTAGTCCGACGCCCCGGTCGTTTGCCGCTGGTTTCCCGACGCGTCTCCGTATATGTGGAGACCCGCCCAATGTTCCGGACGCCGCTTTAGAAATTCCTCGCAGGCGTCCATCGTCGTCCCGTTTCGCACCACGATTTCATCCAGCACCTGCACCTTGGTACCCACCATCTGCACCACCAGCGAACTCATCGGATCTACGTTGAAGTCCAGAGCCCACAGCAATGGCCGCCGCTGGTCCGCCGCTGCGCCCTGCACGTTTCCAGCCCGCGTAAACGAACTGTAGACCGTGCCTCCGCTCAGGCTCAGGTATACGCCCAGCGCTTCCTGCTTGAAGAACGGCTCGTCGTAACTCTGTCGTAACCGCTCATAGAAATCCGGAACCCTCGCCAGTAAGTGCCGGTTTTCGTATGGCTGCGCGACCACCACATCGTACCCCTTGCTGGGATCCTCCACGAACTTCCGGTACACCCAGTCGTAGCCCTTCGGCGTCCACACCGCGAAGCCGCACAGCCGTTGCGCCTTCGGATCCCGCAAGCGGCCTTCCAGCCGCAGCCACGCCTCCTCTGGCGTGTAAGTCAATTCATCCAGCCCGAACCACGCCAGGTTCGTTCCGCGCAGTCGTTCAAATTCATCCACGGGCCGGAACAGAATCCGCGAACCCGTGTCTTTCATTCGCACCGCGTTCTCTGCCTTGTTGTGCTCGTACGGGATTCGGTTGCTATCCAGTATCTCGAAGAGCGTCGATTGCGTCGCGTCCCGTAGCATCTGGTAGGTCGGCGCTCCAAGCAGACCCATCCGCCTCGGGTTCTGGTAACTCAGCCGGATCGCTTCCTGACAAAGCGCTTGGCTTTTGCCGCTTCCAATTGGCCCGGAAAACCCCTTGAAACGCGTTCTTAGCTCGTGAAAGGACTTCTGCGAGGGAAGTGGGTCATAGGCTATTTCTCGGTTTTGGATGTCGGTGGCTCGATCCATGTCACTCTGATCTCCTTCGCCTCGTCGGATGCCTCCTCTAGCTCGTTCTTCATCTGCACCAGTTTGATGTAGTCCCCCACCGAGGGGCTGAAATTGGCGTCCGTGATTCTGTCCTCGAACTTGGCGATGGTCTGCGCCAGTACTTCCGAAACCTTGAGCTTCTGTTTGAGCGCCTGGTAGAAGCTGCAATCCTCGCAAGGCTTGATTTTCTTTCTTCCTTTGCTCGGCACCTTGCTCGCCATTGTTTGTCCCAAAAAAAACCGGCTCCGCGATTGACTCGCGAAGCCGTGCAACTCTCTTCCCGACTTGAATGTATCATCGGGGCGCTCACACACCCGCCCCGAAACGCCTCTTAACTTATTGAAAACTCACGAAAGAAACTTTTTATTGCATTGGTGAAGACGAATTCGGAGCGCCCGCGTGCCCGCTATAACTCGACCTTCCAGCGCTTCATCCACAGGAACAGCGTCAGCAGTCCCCATAGGTGGTATCCCACATTGATGCGCCTTTCCATGTGGTCGCGGATCAGCGTCTCAATCGCGCCGTCGTGGAAAATACCGCTCGCCTTCACCGCCTCAGGCGTCAGCGTGTCCATCAGCAAAGCCCGCAGCGGCCGCCGAAACCAATCGTGCGTCGGTATGTCGAACCCAGCCTTCTTCCGGCTTAGCACCCGCTCCGGCAGCTTCCCACGCATCAGTTCCTTCAACACGTACTTCTGCCGCCAGCCGCGAATCTTAAGCCGCGCCGGCAGCCGCGCCGCGAACTCCACGATCCGGTGGTCCAGGATCGGCGGCCGCACCTCCAGCGAATGCGCCATGCTCATGCGATCTGTCTTATAGAGGATGTCATCCGGCAGGTAGTAACTCTGGTCCACCCGCAGATATCGCTCCACCACGCCGCCGTTGCCCGTCGCCACTTGCCGCGCTAACTCAGCGAGCCCATTGTCCCCGCCGCTCCGCCGGATCGTTTTGAGCTGTTCACTCGAAAACGTCCCATTCCAGAAGAAGTGCGCCTCGTCCGGCTCCAGCAGACTTCCCTCTATCCCGCGCTTGATCTTGTATTCCAGCCCGATCTTCTCGTCCGACACCGGCACGTATCGTTCTAATACCCCGTGCACCGCGCGCCGAATCCACCGCGGCGTCAGTCGCAGCGGTCTCGCCAGCCGGTCCGCCTGGTATGTCTCGTAACCGCCGAACAACTCGTCCGCACCTTCCCCCGATAGCGCTACCGTCACGTACTGCCGGCTCATCCGCGAAAGAAACCACACCGGCAGCGCTCCCGCATCCGCGCTCGGTTCGTCCGAGTAATACGCGAAATCCTGTATCGCGCTCTCCAGTTCGGTCTCCGGATTCAGATCGAATTCGTGATGGTCCGTCCCGTAGACATCCGCCACTTCGCGGAAGTACGGACTCTCATCGAAGCTCCTCCCTTGAAAGGAAACCGAGAATGTCTTCAGCCGGCTCCCGCTCTGTTCCGCCGCGTAATGCAGGATCGTCGAAGAATCCACTCCGCCCGACGCCCACACGCCCAGCGGCACGTCCGAAACTAAGTGCTCTTTCACCGAATCGCGCAGCAGCCCGTCCAACTCCTCCTTCGCTGCCTCGAGCGTGTAAGGCCGCACGCCCTCGCGCGGCAACTCCCACCACCGCTCCATCCGGCACTTACCCCGGCTCCATTCGAGTAAGTGCCCCGGCGGCACCTTGCGTATC